AAAGTTTCAAAAGAATGGTTTTTATTGTGCTGCACCAGTAAAAACTAAAGATTACATTGATTACTGGGATGACCAGAAAAAGAAGTGTAAGTCAGGCATTATTGTCAAAAACAATGGTAATGCATGGTATATCAGTCGTGACTACTACATGTGGTTAAATTTCCTACCTATTTATGACAAAGAGGAAAAACGATTTGACTTTGCCAAGGTAAGAGACGCACAATACCACATGGCTCTTTATGAGATACTGGCAGAGCTAAATTATAAACACTGTGCTATTCTTAAAAAACGTCAGATAGCGAGTTCATACTTTCATGCAGCTAAACTTATTAATCAGTTTTGGTTTGAAAGTGGTGCTGTTTTAAAGATGGGAGCCAGCCTTAAGGACTATATCTCAGAAAAGGGTACCTGGCGGATGCTTTCTGAATACCGTACTTTTCTTAATGAGCACACAGCTTGGTATAGACCTAGTGACCCTGACAAGGTATTTTCCTGGCAGCAACGTATTAAAGTAAGGATAGGGGGTAGGGATACTTTTAAAGGCAACAAAAGTATTATTACAGGTACCTCTTTTGAAAAGGACCCCACAAACGGTGTTGGTGGTCCTTGTACTTTCTTTTTTCATGAGGAGGCGGGTATTGCCCCTAAAATGGACCTAACCTATGAGTACATGAGACCCGCTATGCAGAGTGGTATGATTACTACTGGCGTATTTATAGCAGCAGGATCCGTGGGTGATCTAGATGCATGTGAGCCTTTAAAAGAAATGGTACTCAGACCTGAGGCAAATGACATATATGCTGTTCAATCAAACTTGTTGGATGCTGACGGCACTATAGGTAAAACAAGCCTGTTTATTCCGGAGCAATGGAGTATGCCTCCTTTTATTGACCAGTATGGTAATTCTAAGGTACAGGAGGCTCTTGAAGCCATAACAGAAGAACGTATAAAGTGGAAGAAAGACTTGTCCCCAGAGCAATATCAGCTCAGGATCTCTCAGAAACCTACTAACATAGCAGAGGCATTTGCTACCAGAAAAGAATCTGTTTTTCCACCACACTTGATTTCTAAACAACTACAACGTATTGCAGACAAGGAGTATGGAGTAGAGTATTTAGATCTTAGCCGGGATGCTGAGGGTAAAATAGTTGACAAGCCTTCCAGGAAAACTCCTATTATGGAATTTCCTATTTCTAAGAAAACAGAGGACAAAGAAGGTGTTATTTGTATTTATGAACGTCCTGTAAAAGACTCATCTTTTGGTACATACTATGCATCTGTTGACCCTGTAGGGGAGGGCAAGACAACTACCTCAGATTCTTTGTGTGCCATTTATGTATACAAGAACCCTGTACAGGTAATGAAAGATGATGGTAATGGTAAAGTAGAAAGCACTATAGAACGTGATAAAATAGTAGCTAGTTGGTGTGGCAGATTTGATGATATCAATAAAACCCATGAACGACTTGAGCTTATCATAGAGTGGTACAATGCCTGGACAGTTGTTGAAAACAACGTGGCACTGTTTATCCAGTATATGATATCCAAGAAGAAACAGCGTTACCTGGTGCCCAAAGACATGATCCTGTTTTTAAAGGACCTGGGTGCTAACAGAAACGTGTTTCAGGAATATGGCTGGAAAAACGTGGGTACTATTTTTAAAGGCAATCTTCTTTCCTATGGTATTGAGTTCCTAAAAGAAGAGCTAGACCATGAAACCAAGCCTGATGGGGAAATAGTCAAAACTACCTATGGAGTAGAACGTATCCCGGATCCTATGCTTCTTAAAGAAATGCAAGCCTACCAGGATGGACTTAACGTAGACCGGCTGGTGGCATTCTGCTCACTTGTAGCTTTTGCAAAAGTGCAGCAAAGCAACAGAGGCTTTAGTAAACGTGTAGAGGTTACAAATCAAAAATTGGATAACTCTCAGAAATTTAGTAAATTAAATTGGAGCCCCTTTAGACATATTGGAGGTTCTAAAGGCAGCAGTACTGGTTCAAAAATGACCCGTAATCCTTTTAAAAACTTTAAATAATCCTATGGAAACACCTCTGCACGCCCAGAAAGTGGCCATTCTTTCCCGTCTAGTAAAAGAAAGCAGCCTCACTTTTGAAGAGGCTTTATTGCTTTTAAAAGAAGAAGAACAGGAAAAACCTGCTGATCAGGATATTACAGTACAGCCTATGGGACTTGGTGGAACCTGGACTACCCCTTACTATGGTAGCACAATTACCAACGTTCCTAATATATCTTTTAGTACAAGTAGCCCTGTGTCAGGCACCTCTGTATCTACCACATCTACAGCAATTGATTTAAATAGCTAATTATCATGCAGATATATAATGCTCTTGATCTAAAAAAGGGAGCCAAAGCTGAGTATAACAAGATGGGCAGTTTAATACAGCCCATTCAGTTCTTGCCTGAGAAACAAAAAGATGATGAGTGGCGTTCACACAACCTTGATTGGTTAGAGTGGCAAGGTGTTAAACAAATACGCAGAAATGCCCGTAGGCTCCTTAAAAACTATAAGCTGTCAAAAGGTATTATTGATAAAACAGATTACATAGTAGAGGATGACAATGAGATGGCGGACATTGTCAATATGCTTACTAAAGAGGACAGTTCTGCACTGGAACTTAAGTTTTATCCTATTATCCCTAATGTAATCAACGTACTCTGCAACGAATTTTCTAAGAGATCATCACGTATTATGTTTAAGGCGGTAGATGATATTTCTTATAATGATATGCTTGAGGAGAAACGTAAAATGGTTGAAGATCTTTTGCTTCAAGATGCCCAAGCAAAAGTTATAAATCAAATGCTTTCATCTGGTGCTGAACTTAATCAAGAAGAATTACAACAGCAGACCTCACCAGATGTTTTAAAAAAACTTCCTGAAATAGAAAGTTTCTTTAGAAAAGACTACCGGTCTATGATTGAAGAGTGGGCAACTCATCAAATGAGTGTAGATGAAGAAAGATTTAAAATGCAAGAACTTGAAGAGCGTGCTTTTAGAGACATGCTCATTTCAGACCGGGAGTTTTGGCATTTTGACATGAAAGAGGATGATTACGAGTTAGAACTTTGGAATCCTCTTCTTACATTCTATCATAAATCACCTGATGTTCGCTATATCTCTCAGGGTAACTGGGTTGGTAAAACGGATATGTTGAGTGTTAGTGATGTGATAGACAAGTACGGGTGGATGATGACACAAGAGCAGCTTGAGTCACTGGAAGCTATCTACCCGGTACGTTCTGCAGGGTACCCTATTCAGGGTATGCAAAATGACGGATCTTACTATGATGCTACTAAATCACATGATTGGAATACTCAGATGCCAAGTTTGGCTTACCGCCAGTTTACATCTGTTTATGATGCTCAATACGGAACAGGTGATATAGTAAGTTGGATTCTTAGTGATTCTGAAGATACTTTAGATATGGGTAAAACCCATTTATTAAGAGTATCTACTATTTACTGGAAGAGCCAACGCAAAGTAGGTCATCTTACTAAAATAGATGACGATGGATCAGTATTGCAGGATGTTGTATCAGAAAACTATAAGATTACTGATAAACCTGTTTATAATACTGCTTTATACAAAGAAAAGACCAAAGACAATTTAGTTTTTGGTGAACATATTGACTGGATATGGATAAATGAGACCTGGGGTGGAATTAAGATTGGACCAAATCGTCCTGCGTTTTGGGGTCAAAATAATCCAGGCGGCATTAATCCTATTTACTTAGGACTTAATGGGGGAAAACCTGGGCGTATTCCTTTTCAGTTTAAGGGTGATAATACTTTGTATGGTTGTAAGCTTCCTGTTGAAGGAGCTGTATTTGGAGACCGTAACACCCGGTCTGTGTCACTGGTAGATCTGATGAAACCCTATCAGATTGGTTATAACATTGTCAATAACCAGATAGCTGATATCTTGGTTGATGAGTTGGGTACAGTTATCATGCTTGATCAAAATGCTCTACCTCGTCACTCTATGGGTGAAGATTGGGGTAAGAACAATTTTGCCAAGGCATATGTGGCAATGAAGAACTTCCAGATGCTTCCTCTGGATACCAGTATCACAAACACTGAAAATGCTCTTAATTTTCAGCATTATCAGGTTCTTAACTTAGAACAGACTAATCGTTTGTTAAGTAGGATTCAGTTAGCTAATCACTTTAAAAATCAGGCTTTTGAAGTTGTTGGACTTAATCCTCAAAGGATGGGTCAGCAGATTGCTGTAGAAGATACTGCTAAAAAAGTTGAGATAGCACAAGCTGCTTCCTATGCGCAGACAGAGCAGTATTTTATTCAGCATAGTGATAATTTAATGCCAAGGGTTCACCAGATGAGAACCGATTTGGCTCAGTATTACCATTCTAAAAAACCAAGTGTGCGTCTTCAATATATTACTGGAAATGATGAAAAAGTCAATTTTCAAATGAATGGAACAGACTTACTCTTGCGAGATCTTAACATCTTTTGCACTACAAAGACTAATTCCAGGGCTGTTATGGAGCAGCTTAAACAACTTGCTATAAACAACAATACTACAGGTGCATCTATTTATGACTTAGGTAATGTGATTAAGAGTGAGTCTATTGCTGAACTGACAGGTGTTCTTAAAAAGGCTGAAGAAAAAGCAACAGCTCAAAAACAACAAGAACAACAGGCTCAACAGCAAATGCAACAAGAAATGCTTCAAAGTCAAGAACGGCAGAAGCAAATGGAGATTCAATCACGTGCTGAAGAAGCTGAAAAAGATCGTCAAAAAGATATTACTGTTGCAGAAATACGTGCTGCGGGCTATGGTTCAGCTGTTGATATAAATGATAACCAAAGATCAGACTATCAGGATGCTCTTGAAAATATACGTAATGAAC